TGATGGATAAAGCAATGGAATTATTAGGTAAAGCTATACTTGGAGCAGTTGATTTGCTAACTAAAGCAGCGAAAGCAGTAGGAAAAGCTATCGTTGACGGAGTTGTAGGAGCACTTGCACCATTAGCTCAAGGAGTTAAAGATATATTCAATACTGTAGGTAGTTGGATATCCAGTTGGACATCTAATGCAGCTAAACAAATTAAAACAGGTAAAGGAATGTATGATAAAGCAGCAGGGTATGTACCAAAAGCTGTAGCACCATATTCAGGAAAACCTAGTTCTCAACTCTTAGCACCTTGGGAACAAACACAAGGAGCAACAGGTGGACTTATTAAAGGTGAAGGTAGTATGTATGTTCATCCTAACGAATTATTAGTTAATGATTCTCTTACGCAAAAATTAGCAGGATTTCTAGGAGGGACTACTAATAATAACCAAGCAAGTAGTGTCACTTTTTCAGAGGGTTCTATTAACATAATGGCAAGTAACTCTTCGTCACAAGAAGCTAAGAAATTGGCAAGAGAAGTAATACAAGAAATAGATAAACAAAGACAACTAAGTAATATAATGAGTTATAAATTACCTAGCTAGGAGGGGAATACTTATGGATATAGACTACAAATATATCAACTCATACATAACGCCACAAATACCTGCTGTAGTTCCAATAAGGCAGATAGTATTTAAAGCTTTTATCAAAAATTCACAGAATGGTAATGTTAAAAAGTTTATCTACAACCCTCCTAAATTTAGTGATACTGTTACTACAAAATATTCAGAAGTAGGCAGTATTGGAGGAAGTTATTTATACTATCAATATGCAGGTGGTGGCAATAGAACAACATCTATAGAATTGTTTTTAAGGGATACACGATTTGAAACTATTGATAGCCTTAAAAACTTTATAGAAGATTTTTTACCTGATAGACGATTAAGGTTTCATCCACCACCATACATGATACTTAGCTATGGAAAATATATAAAGAAGTTTTTAGTCACAACCATAGCGAGAGACTGGTCTGATTTTTACTATGAGTTGACCTGTAGAGAAATGACTATAAGTTTAACTTTATTGGAGGTGCCTTAAATTGATTTACTCAAATTCACGATATACTAAGACCAATTTAAGAAGCAACGAGGGTGAACTTGTATTTGAAATAAGGAGAAGATTAACGTTTGTTGATACTTCTAACTATTATGTTTTTGTACAGGGAGACAGACTTGATTTACTTGCAAGTAGATTTTATGAAGACAAACAATTATGGTGGATATTTTTAGAAGCAAATCCACAGTTTAGAACAGAACTAGACATAACACCGGGTACTGTTTTAACTATCCCTAAACGTGAAGAGGTGGAGGCATGGATAACGTATTAAGTACTTACTACGATTTATGGGTTTCAGGCTTCCACTTTGAGGGATATAGAGCTTTTGTAGAGACAATAGTTTTTAAAGAAAATAGTAATGGTTCTGACACATTAACGGTAACAATGTCAGACCCTACTTTTTTCTTTTCTCAGTATGAAAAAATATTGATAGAAGAAGCCACTATAAAATTTGTAGGTGGGTTTATAGGTATGCCCAAAAACACATTCAGGGGATATATAAGTGTTATAGATTTTTCTTTTCCCGAAAGTGGTAATCCTTCAATGGTTCTTAATTGTATGGATCAAACTCACGCAATGAATAGAAAAAAGAAGAAAAGAAGTTGGAATAATAAAAAATATAGTGATGTTGCAAAAGCAATATTTATTGAGTATGGTTTCAGTGCGGATATAACAAGTTCAGGTAAAGCACAAAAGACTATTTCTCAAAGTAATCAGACAGATATTGAATTTCTTATTTCTATGACTGATAAAGTTATGGATTTTAAATGTATTACAGGTGTTAGAAATGGTGTAGGTTACTTTAAAAAAATGCCCTTAATGATGACCCCTAAAATCACTGTAGACTATAGAACTAATGAGGGTAAGTTGTTAAGTTTTAGTCCTAGACTCAATAAAGAAACAAAACAAGAAGAAGTTGAAACCTCAGATGTGGATTTAAGCACTAAAACAGTTAAAACAAGTACTGCTAATAGTTCCACACCTAGAGATTTACAGGGTAAATAAACGAGGTGATAATTTGTTTAAAATGACAGATGGACCAGGTTCTTGGGACCCTAAATGGGGAAGACAAAAGAAAAAAGTAGTAGCACCACCTGTAAGGTCAGTTACTCCTACAAAACCAAAGAAACCTGTTTCAGCCACACCCAAAGGTGGGGGTACTGCAACTGCTGTAGGAGCTAGTGCAGGGAGTAAAGGTAGTACAGCCACAAAAGAATATATTGCAAGAGAGTTGACTACTTTAACAGGTGACGCAAATATTGACCCAACTGTTAATGTTAAATCACTAACAACTATTAGAGTAAATGGTGTAGGAGCAATATTGAATGGGACATACTTTGTAGAGTCTGTTACCCACACATTTAGTAAAGATTCTGGGCATACAAAAACTGCTTCTCTCATTAGAAATGCTACTGGTGATTATATTAAAAAAGGTCATGTTGTTTCTTTAAAATCTACTGTACCTAAAGTAGCCACTAGGAACACAAGTAAAGTTGCTGTCACACCTACAGTTAAGCTTAGAAAATATAAGATTGTTTCAGGGGATACTTTAAGCCGAATTTCCTTGAAATTTTATGGTAAAAGTAATTTATATGCAAAAATAGCTACAGCTAACAATATGAAAACAACAGATATACTGACAATAGGTAAGAGTTTAATCATACCTTAGAGCTAGGAGGAGAGTATGCAATACGGAAAATTTAGAGCACTTGTGAGTAAGATAAATGACACAGAAGAGAATATGGGAAGAATAAAAGTTAAATGTCCTACTATATATGGAGTCAATGAAAGTCCTTGGTGTACTCCATGTATGCCATGTGTAGGGGATGGTATTGGTATTTTTATGTTTCCATCTATCGGTGACTCAGTATGGATTGAGTTTGAAGAAGGTGATGTAGATTATCCTATATGGGTTGGTGGATTTTGGCAAAGTCGTAAGACTCCATTTGCAACAGATTATTCAACCGAGAAAATAGTAATCACTACTGCAACAGGAGCAAAGATAGTTATCAACTCTCTTAAAAATACAATAGAAGTCACAGGTGACACAACAATAACAGGCGATTTAAATGTTACAGGAGATATTACATCATCTAAAACTATTATTGATACTACAGGTAATACTAATAATCATACTCACCCATAGTTAGGAGGAGATATTTTGTCAACAATAAGAGGTATAAGTTTTCCTTTTAGAGTAGGTGTAAAAGGTGGGACAGTAATGAGTCAGGCAACCTCTAACGATAATACACATTTAAAAGAGAGTGTTGTTCAGATTATAGGAACCAATGTTAATGAAAGAGTAATGGAAGAGTTTGGAAGTAATATTTCAAGGGCTGTTTTTGAACCTTGTGATACTTCTGCTGTAACTTTAATACAGTATGAAATTCAAGACGCGGTAAACAAATATGATGATAGAATCAATGTAGATATTAATGATATAGTAGTTACTGAGGGAGACAATGAAGGTGAAATTGTAACAACTGTTAGTTTTACTAATTTAATTGACAATTCAACAGAGACAATCCAAGTAAGTATAGGAGGAGGAATATAATGTTAGATTATGCCGTAAGAGATTATGAAGGATTTAGAACAGCAATGATAGCAAAGTTACAGGAATTACTTCCTTCTTATACAGATACTTCATCATCTGATGCAGGGATAGTTATCATTGAAACGATGGCTTATATGCTAGATTTAATAAGTTACTATTTAGATGTAGTTTCTGGAGAAGTTTTTCTTGAAACTGCACAAGAAAGAGCAAGTGTTATTAAACTCACAAGTGTATTGGGTTACTCACTACAGGGCAATTCTCCTGCCAAATTCTATCAAGTGTTCGAGATAACACCTCAAGCATTAGACTATACTATTCCAGCAGGGACAAGAGTCAAGACTCCTGAAACAGATTCAGAAGGTTCTGAATTTTATGAACTTGATGCAGATGTTGTAATTGCTGCAGGTGATACAGGCATAGAAAAACCAGCAGCAACATACACTTATCAATCTTTAGTGACTCATGGTTATACTGTGACACAAGATATTTTAGGTAGTAGCAATGCTTCAGCAAATCAAAAGTTCAGAATGAACTATTACCCTTTAGCTGTAGATGCAACTAATGATGACTATTTCATATTGTTAATAGATGAAGGAACAGGATTTATAAAGTGGAATAGAGTTGACAGTTTTATAGATAGTATATCCACGGATAAAGATTATATACTATCCACAGATGAAAATGATATTTCGAGTATAACTTTAGGAGATGGAACTAATGGAAAAATACCTCTTCTTTATAACGAAGGAATAACTGCAACATATAGAGTAGGTGGAGGAGTAATTGGTAATGTAGCCAATGAAGCAATTTCCGAATTAGAAGTTCCTTTACCAGAAGTATTAAGCACATTTAATTTTGGGACAGCAGATACTTTAGGTATAGATAAAGAAACAGTAGAACAAGCTAAAATTCATGCTTTAGCATTAGCAAGAGCTATGTGGAGAGCAGTTACTCTTACTGATTATGAGGATTTAGCCATATCCGAATTGAGTAGTAGGAAAGCAAGTGCTATTTTTAATACCGCAAATTATATTACCACAGATGGAACTATAGTTTTGAAAAAAGATGAGATTGTATTAAATACACCTGTGTCATCAGGTGGAGGAACAGTAGGACATTACTATAAAGCCGTAACAGCTTTAGGCTCAACAGCTCTAGCTACAGAAGATTATAGTGTTACAGCAGATTGGACAGACGTAACAAATTACGTTTGTGTGTATTTACTTCCTGAATTGACAACCGAACTTGCAACGGCTGATGAAACAGCAGCAGAAACTTTATACACAGAACGACAAGTTATGGGAACTTACTATAACGTTAATTCTCCTGTGTATTTAGAGCAGGATATTACTATTACTGCAAAAACTACTTCTGATTATGTTAATGCTGACCTTAAAGTATTACTTGAAACTTTAGCAGCTGATTTATTAGCTGTGGGGATGTATGATTTTGGTGCCGATTTAAATGCATCAAATTTAGTAGTTGCTTTGTCTGAAGTAGAAGGTATTTATTCCATAACTGTTACTGACCCTGCTTCTGATGTAGAGGTAGATGAGAATACTATAATAATAGCTGGAACAATAGGGGCTACTGTTACAGGGGGTACATAATGAGTGAAACTCCAAGAACTATAACCAGTACTTCCGAAGTTTCGGGAGTTGTGAATAGAGCAGTAACTAAAGATTTATTGGGTGCTTCAGTATTAGTTTCGGGAGTTGTGAGTAGAGAAGTATCTAAAAGTGTATTGAGTGCTTCTAATGTTGTAACAGGTACGTGTATA